CGCTCACGCATCGTTTTGTACAGCAGGTTCTGTTATAATTCGCAAAGAAAACAAAGAGCTTGTGATGGACAAAACCACACAGCCAGTGAACCTAAAAGAAACAGAATGGCACGAGATAGAAGCGCTAGAAGACAACACCGTATTCATTAACGTATTTGCAGATAAACACAACTAACTAGGGTATTAAAATGAGCATTCCAGATCATTTAGAAACGGCAAGAGAACTAGCAACTCACGCCAATGAAATTAAACATTTACAGTCAGATATGGATAAACTAGTTAAAGATATGCAGGAAATTAAAGATACGCTTGCTAAAATTAATGATACACTATCTACAGCTCATGGTGGCTGGAGAATGCTTATTGCAGTTGGTAGTGCTGCCAGTATTGTTGGCGGTATAGTTGCTTGGTTAATAGAACACGCAGGAAAATAATATGCCTAGTAAATCAAAAGCTCAACATAATTTAATGGAAGCTGTGGCCCATAATAAATCTTTTGCTAAAAAGGTTGGCATACCACAGAAAGTTGGTAAAGACTTTGCTGCCGCTGATAAAGGTAAAACTTTTAAATCAGGCGGACTTTATGCAAACATACATGCCAAACAAGAACGTATTGCTAAAGGTAGCGGTGAGACTATGCGCAAGCCTGGTAGTAAAGGTGCGCCAACTGCTAAAGACTTTAAAGAATCAGCTAAAACTGCCAAAATGAAAAAAGGTGGCCCTGTTTTATCTGTAGGCCGTGGTGAGAAGTTATCTACTGACAAGGGCGCTGGTTTAACAGCAAAAGGCCGTGCAAAGTATAATGCAGCTACAGGATCTCACTTAAAGGCTCCGCAGCCAGAAGGTGGTCCACGTAAGAAATCATTTTGCGCTCGTATGTCTGGCATGCCAGGCCCTATGAAAGATGAAAATGGTAAGCCAACCCGTAAAGCAGCGTCATTAAAAAGGTGGAAATGCTAATGAAAAAATCAGACTCAAAAGAAGATATGAAGATGGATATGTCACAAGACAAGAAGCTAATCAAAAAAGCTTTTGGTATGCATGACAAACAATTACATGAAGATAAAAAAACAAATTTATCTAAACTTAAAAAAGGTGGAAATATTATGGCTAAAGAATCAATGGGTCCTCGCAATATGTCTAAAGACGTAGAAGCAGGTTCAAATGCAAAAATGAAATTCGGTCAATCTAAAGTTCAAAAACGTGGTTTAACACGTGGTATGAATTTAGGTGACACAGGCCCAACAGAAGGAATTATGGGCGGTGCTATGATGAAAAAAGGTGGCAAGACAAAATGTATGGCTTCTGGTGGTTCAGCATCTAGCCGTGCAGATGGTATTGCATCAAAAGGTAAAACTAAAGGCAAATTCTGCTAGGAGCATATTATGTCAATGAAAGACTTTTTAGATTACATTACCACAAGCCCAAAAGACTACAATGAGCGTTTTAGACGTTCTGCTGAGCAACAACGTAAAATTAGCAAGTCAGATAAAATTGGCCCTAACTTTGGTAAAGCTGCAGATGTAGATACTACTTACCGCATGGAAAAGAAAGTTACTAAACCTTCTGGTAGTAAAGCAGCCAAACGTGTTGTTAAACAAGAAATGTCTACTGGCGATATTGGTTCTGTTCAGCCAGGCATGGATAACATTGGTCCTAACTTTGGTGCAATGTCATCACCAGATATGATGGATACATCTCCAGCATCTGGCGGTCTTTCAGCAGCTAATGCAGGCCCAGCACCAGCAGATGTTGCTCCAAACAAGCCTGGATTTTCTGATTTAGATCCAATGGATCAAGCACGTAAATCAATGGGATTTAAGCGTGGTGGTAGCGTTAAAAAATCTGACGGACATACAAGTGCCAAAGAAGCAGTTAAAAAGCATAGCGGTGGCTTTAAACATCATTCAGACCACGTTAAGTCACATGCTGCTGGGTTTAAATCATTTAATGATCACGTGCAGTCAATGTGTGGTGGCGGCAGAACAAAAAAATAATGTATATTGATTATTCATTATATTATGTAGATGGAATTGAGCCAGATTGGATTCCTGAATTTAAAAGATGTCAACAATGGATAGAGGATGCTCTAGAATTCGCTGACAGCACTTTTAATATTATTGACGTAGCAGATGGTATTGCTAGTGGTAATATGCAATTTTGGCCAGAAGAAGATTCAGCATCAGTTAGCCAAATCATTGACTACCCTAGAAAAAGAGTAATACATGTATTTTTGTTAGGTGGTAATATGGATGGCGCTAAAACGCTTGAAAAGAAAATGGTTGCTTGGGGTAAATCACAACGATGCCAAGCTATTACTTTAACGGGTAGACCAGGCTGGTCTAAGAGTTTTTTAAAAGATATTGGATATCACAGCGCCAGTATAAGTATGTCAAAGGAAATTTAAAATGGGTATGGGATCATCAGCAGGACAACAAAATAAACAAGCTCCAGGTGGTAAAGGTGCTGGTCAACCAATGCAATCACCAGGAATGAAAGGTGGCGCAGGTCAGCCAACGCAATCCCCCCCAGGAGGCAAAGGTGCAGGTCAACCCCAGCAAGCTCCAGGTAGCAAAGGAATGCCTTCAGGACAGCCTACTCCTGGAATGAAAGGTGGCCCTGCCAATGGATTACAACCAATGCCAGGACAGCAAGGACAAACGCCAGGTGGTAAAGGCGGCATGAGTCCAATTATGGCCCAAGGTGGAAGTGATATGTACCACAGCAATGGCGGATCATCAATGCAACCTCAACAACCAATGCCAGGCGGTAAAGGTGGTATGGGTGGAAATTTAGGATTAGGTACACCAGGAGTACCGCCAGAAATGCAAGCTTATATGAAGTCATTACAGGGGCAGCAACAAAGCAATATAATGGGGCAGGGGCCAGGTGGAATGCCACCAAAATCGCCAAATATGCCAGGCGGTAAAGGTAAAGGAGCGCCTCAATCATTATCACAAGCTCAGGCTATGCAAGGCCAAGCTCCAGGCGGTAAGGGCGGTCAAATGGATCCACGCATGATGCATGCATTGCAAGAACAACAAGGTATGCAGCCTTTCCATAGTGCAACAACTAACAACTATAATGCACCTCCTGCTGCACGTGCTAACTCACCATATGGCCCTGCAGGCACCAATGGTAATCCTGCAGCATTTGGCATGCAGCCAGGTCAAACAGGTTTTGGTTTTGGCAATGGTGGCGCTAGGGTTCCAGACACTCAACCTATGATAGCTGGACAGCAAAAGCCAATGCAAGGTCTAGGCCAATTAGCAATGCAGGGAATGTCAGGACAGCAACAAGCACAACAAATGATGCCTCAACAAACCCCTCAACAAGCAGCAAATCTAGCAGCAACTCAACAACGCTTGATGATGACGGGGGCATAATGAGAGCCTCTCGTGGTATGGGTGATATCAATCCTAGCAAAATGCCAGGCAAGAAGATTATTACCCGTAAAGATAAGCCACAAGATGTTGAAGTGTATAAAAAAGGTGGCAAAGTAAACTTCCCTAGTCGTAAACAAAAAAGGGCAAAATGATGGAAATCTATTGCAGTATTGAACTTATTACTGGATTTGTATTAGGAATTGAATTTGCTGAACATGAGTCTATAAATTACATATTTTTAGATCTTGGTATTATTAGAGTTAATTTGAATTGGGATAACTAATGGCTGTCACTACAGGCACCACCTCTTTTAATTTAAACATGAATGACCTCATTGAGGAGGCATTTGAACGTGCTGGGCTAGAGGTTCGTACTGGTTATGACTTTAGAACGGCAAGACGTAGCATTAATCTATTAACAATTGAATGGGCTAATCGTGGTATTAACCTATGGACAATTGAAGAAGGTCAGATTCCTATGAATACTGGCCAAGTAAAGTATCCACTACCAGTAGATACTATTGATTTATTAAGCCAAGTAATTCGTACTGGCACACTACAGAATCAAGTTGATATTAATATTAATCGTATTTCTGAAGACACGTATTCAACTATTCCAAATAAACTTGCGGTAGGCCGTCCTATTCAAGTATGGATTGATCGTCAATCAGGAAATACTAACCCAACAACAGCAACTTTATATGACAGTATTTCATCTACAGATACAACAATTACGTTAAGTAGCGTAGCAGATATTGCAGCTTCTGGTTACATTACTATTGATAGTGAAACAATTTACTACCCAAATGTAAGCCAAACAGGCAACCAATTGCTTAATTGTTACCGTGGGCAGAACGGGACAACAGCGGCATCGCATAATTCTAGTGCGGCAATATCAGTGCCTCAGTTGCCAAATATAAACGTGTGGCCGTCTCCAAATTCACCAGGCAACCAATATACTTTTGTGTATTGGAGGCTTCGTAGAATACAAGATGCAGGATCTGGTGTATTTATCAATGATATTCCATTTAGATTTATTCCTTGTATGGTAGCTGGATTAGCTTATTATATTTCTGTTAAAGCCCAAGGAATTGATCCTAATCGTGTTGCTATGCTCAAAGCAGATTATGATCAGCAATTTGATTTAGCAGCGCAAGAAGATCGTGAAAAAGCGCCAATTCGTTTTGTACCTAGAAACATGTTTTATTCAAGGTAGTCATGGCTAAGAAAAAACTCAAGAAGTTTGATAATGGCGGGTACACAGGGCAGCCTGACGAACCACTAGAGTCTGTCTATCCACTAGAAGAAGCGTTACTAGGAGGGCCAATTGGTAAAGCTTTGGGTAGGGGTGTAGGTGCAATAGCTAGTAAAGTAGACATGTTGCGTAGACCTAAAGTAATTAACGAAATGGTTACAAGTCGTGGATTAAGCACTAAATCTAATCCTATACGCATGCCTAATGACCCATCAGAAATTACCCATGGGTACCGAAATATGTCACAGGCCGAAGCTGAAGCAGCTAGAAAATCAGGTTATTTAGAAGCTAACCCCAATGCTAAATATGCTGAAGGTAAAAAATGGTGGAGCAGCGGTGACGAACAAGGTTCGTTTGGTAGGCAATGGAAAGGTGGGGATGATGCAGTTACAGTTAGAACCACTAAAAATAATGTGCCAGCAAATAGAGCAGTAAAAGCAAAAGACTTAGAACGATTAAATCCCGAAACTGGTAAATTTGAGCCATTTAAAAAGGGGGGTAAGGTAAAAGTTAAGAATAAATCCACAGCCTCATCACGTGCTGATGGGTGCGCTCAAAGAGGCAAAACACGTGGTAAGTATTTATAATGGCTACTAAATATTCATCAGGTAAAAACGCTATTGCGGAGTGTGATCGTTGTGGTCAACGATACAAGCTCACAGAACTTAAAAAGCTAACGATTAAGACAAAGCAGGTCAGCATTAAAGTATGCCCTGAGTGTTGGGATCCAGATCATCCGCAATTGCAATTGGGTATGTATCCAGTTAATGATCCACAAGCTGTTCGTGAGCCACGCCCAGATGTAACTTATGAAGTATCTGGCAATACAGGATTAAATACAAACCCGTATGATGCTAATGTTAACAATTTAGATAGTGCTGGTTATCCACAGGATGGTAGTAGACAAATAGAATGGGGATGGTATCCTGTTGGTGGAGCAAGACAATTTGACACAGTATTGACACCAAACCACTTGATTGCAATTGGTCAATTAGGTACAGTAACGATTACAACAACTTAGGAGAAATAACATGGGATTTAAAGCAGGTGCCCAAGGCATCAATAAAACAGGTAAAACTAAGGGTAAAAACCTTGGTGATTCAGGCCCAAACGTAGCCATTGAAAGTGGCGCAAAAGGTAAAAAAGGCGCATCAACTGTAACAGGTGAAGAAATGCGTAAACTAGGCCGTAACTTAGCTCGTGCTAAAAATCAAAAGGGTTAATACAATGAAACCTACTACAAAGAATAGTCCAGCTATTAAAACTGGCAATGCTAGAGATAACAAGCCAGCTGAAGCTTATGATCAAAATGGTACTAATGTATCTAATAGTCTTGAGATTAGTGCGCCTACATTTACCAATAAAAAAGCAGCTTATGATATTTCACCACGTGATCCAGCAGCAACAGTAAGTATGGGATATAACGGTGACAACATCAATGGCTCATGGGATTACCGTGGTGCTGGTGCTGCAACTAAAGGTTTGAAGAACTACGGTCCTAAAGCATAATGAATTATATTCAGCTATCACAAGCTATTCAGGATTATATGGAGACTACGGAGTCACTCTTCGTAGCTAATATACCCCGTTTTGTTCAAGAAGCTGAGGATAGAATTTATAATTCTGTTCATATTCCATCATTGCGTAAAAATGTAATCGGTACTTTTACACCTAGTAATGCATATCTTTCATTACCTGTGGATTGGTTGGCAACGTATTCAATTGCAGTTATTGACTCTACTGGAAATTATAATTACTTGTTAAACAAGGACGTTAACTATATTAGAGAAGCGTTTCCAAATCCTTCATATACTGGATTGCCTACGCATTATGCTTTATTTGGATCTTCTTACAGCAATATCAATGACTTAACATTGCTTGTTGCGCCAATGCCTGATCAAGCATATAACACAGAATTACATTATTTTTACTATCCGCCCACTATTGTGCAGGGTGAGATATCTGCAGTAACGCCTATTGTTGGTGGTTCAACTTATGTTGCTGGTACTTATTATGAAGTTCCATTAACTGGTGGATCTGGGAGTGGCGCTACAGCTAATATTACTGTTAATTCATCTGGAGCAGTAACTGCAGTAGCTATCCAAAATGGCGGACAACTTTATACGGTAGGCAATGTATTAAGCGCAAGCAATGCTTATTTGGGAAATTCAGGTACGGGATTTTCATGTACTGTATCCCAAGTAACTAATTCCACAGGCACTAGCTGGCTTGGTATTAACTTTGATCCAGTATTATTTTATGGTTCACTACGTGAAGCTGCGTTATTTCAAAAACAAGAAACCGACATGGTAACTGACATTGAAAACAAATTTCAAGAAGCCGTTGGGCAATTAAAACGCCTATGCGATGGATTAGAACGTGGCGATGCTTACAGAGATGGTCAAACAAAATTAAAGGTTAAAACCTAATGGCAATTGTTCAAACACAATGCGATATATTTAAATTAAATCTACTCAAGGGGTTAGAAGACTTTGATGTAGCTGCTGCCACTGTGTATAAAATTGCGCTGTATAATGCTAACGCCAACTTAGGCGCAAATACAACAAACTATACTACTGAAAATGAAATATCAGGGACAGGATATACAGCTGGTGGTAAAACATTAGTAAAAATTGCACCTGCTTATACTGGCTCTACGGCTTATGTTTCTTTTGGTAATGCAGTTTGGACTCCTGCAAGTTTTACTGCTAGGGGCGCTTTGATATATAATGCCACAACAGGATTTGCTGTAGCGGTGTTAAATTTTGGCTCAGATAAATCAGCATCAGGGACATTTACAGTTACCTTTCCAACGGCGGACGCAAATAACGCCATTTTACGAATCTCATAGGAGTTTATTATGCATAATGAAGTAGCAGGATTTGGCGATATTTCTAGCGCCGCATTAATTAAGTCAGCTGACTTTAACGAAACAGTTGGTATGGAAGGCCATTTCGTAGCTAAATGCTATGACAAAGATGGTAACTTAAAATGGGAAGATGAAATTAATAACTTAGTGATGGCGGCAGGTAAGCAACTAATGTTAGATACTATTCTTGCAGGTAGCGCATTTACAGCAACTGTGGTGATGGGTTTAGTTTCAGGCGCTTCAACACCTACTTATGCGGCAGCGGATACACAAGCATCACACGCAGGTTGGTTAGAATCAGGTGCTACTAATGCTCCTACATATTCTGGCACACGTAAGACTCCAGCATTTAGTGCGGCTACATCATCAGGTACTACACCGTCAAACGTAACAACTAAGACAACAAGTGCTGCAGTAGGATTTACATTTACTGGTGCGGGTACAGTAGCAGGTTGCTTTATTAACATTAATGGTACTTCAGCTATTGATAACACAACAGGTACATTGTACTCAGCTGGTTCATTCACTGGCGGTAACAAGACTGTTGCATCAACTGACCAATTAAACGTAACTTATAGCACTACAGCAACATCTTAATCTACTTTTAAAGGGGTAGGTTATGTCAGGATGTGCAGTTATTCAGGACGGGCTTGTCGTCAACACCATAGTTGCCGAACCTACAGACACGCCCCCAGAAGGCTGCACCCTTGTTTTAATTCCAGATAATGTCTTTGTTACTATTGGGTTTACTCACGATGGTACAAACTTCATTGACTTCAATGGTAATCCATCAGTCCCCCAAGAAATTGTAGTAGAAGAAGTACCCATAGAGGTCATTGAGTAATGGCTATTAAATATTGGGTAGGGGGTTCTGGCACATGGGATGCTTCAACCGCAACTAACTGGTCCGCCACTGCTGGGATAGCTTTGCCTAGTGCAACATGTATTGCAACGGCTTTAACGACCACAACATCTCCAGCATTGGTTGCAGGGATGACTGTTTTCGCTGCTGATGGTACTTCTTTAGGCACTATTGTAAGTGGAAGTGCTAACTCCTGGGTTGTTACTATAGGAGGCTCATATACATCGCAAACAATGAATGCGGGTACTGTTACCGCAGCAGCCCCTACATCTGCAGACATTGTGACTTTAAATGCAGCCAGCGGCACAAATACTGTAACGATAGGAACTGGAGCAGTTTGTAGTGTATTAGCCTTATCTGCTTTTACAGGTACATTAGCATTTGGTATTAATAAAATAACCATATCTGGCAATGCGGCAACTGTGCTTCAAATGTCTGCAACACCTGCTTTTTCTGTAACAGGGACTGCATTACTTGAGTTTAATTATTCTGGTTCAACTGGAACTAGAGGTATGAGTTTAAATACAGTTAGCATTGCTAACGCTTTTAACATTAGCGTTACTGCTGGTTCAGATATTATTTCTTTCCCAGCAGCTACCTCATACTTAAATAATCTTAATTTTACTGGGTTTACTGGGTCCTGTAGTCCAGGAACAAATTCGTTTACTGTTTCAGGCAATGTCACAATGTCATCTGGTATGACCTTTACTACTACTGGGGGTACATGGACATTTAGGGGAACTGGAACACAAATCCTTACCTCTGCAGGGAAAACACTTAGTTCTATTAATGTAAACGGTACTAGCAATACAGTTCAACTTAATGATGATTTAACATCACTTGCTGCATCTACATTAACACTTACTAACGGTACTTTTGATGCAAACGGTAAAAACGTAACTATAGGTAAAGTTGCTCTCGCTGCAGGTACAAAAACCTTTACGATGGGAACAGGCACTTGGACACTAAGTAGTACAGCTACTGTTTGGGACATGACAACAAACAACACTGGGCTTACTTTTAGTGGTGCATCGGCCCCTATTGTTATAAGTGATAACTCAGTAACAACAAAAGTATTTTCTGGCGGAACCGCATTATCGTACAACAAAATAACTATTGGCGGAACTACATCTACATCTACTATTCAATTTAATGTCACTACAAGCACATTTTTAGAGTTAGCATCTACTAGAACAGCAGCTTATTTAATAACATTTCAAACAAGTGTACCAACTATCACAACTTGGTCTGTTACAGGTTCGTCAGGTAACGTAGTTTCAGTACAATCATCCGCAGGTGGTAGCCAAAGAAGTTTAACAATTACTAATAAAACAAAAAATATTGATTACCTTGCTGTTAAAGATATTAATAGCGTAAATATAAATCCAGTTACTTTTTTTGCTGGCGCTAATTCAACTAATACTAGTAATAATAAAGGTATTGCTTTTGCAGATGGGGGAACAACCGCTGCTTATGTTTTAACGTCAGGCACTTCGTTTACAACACCAGCTAATTGGAATAATACCTCTAATAACATTTACTTAATTGGTGGCGGTGGGGGTAGTTCAGGTTCAGCAGCATCAGGAAATAACAGGGCAGGGGGCGCTGGTGGGGGTGGTGGTGGTTTTAGACTTCTTACTAACCAAACATTAGGGGCTAGTACCTCATATTCTATCGGTACAGCAGGTGCGGCGGGTAGTGCAGGGTCTAATGGCGGTACAGGTGGAACTACTATATGGAATACTACCAACACTGCAACAGGCGGTGGCGGGGGAACAGTAACAACAACTCCTACATCTGTTGGCGGGACAGGCGGTACAGGAACGTTTACAGGTGGTACAGGCGGTTCAGGTGCTACAAGCACAGCAGCTAGCACAGGAAATGGTGGCGGTGGCGGTGGCGGTTCTGCGGGCCCAAATGGTAATGGCGGTAATGGCGGTGCAGGGTCTAGTTCTACTACAACTGCAAATATTGGTAATGGCGGCGGTGGTGGTAATGGTGGTGGCTCTGCTGGGGGTAGTGCAGGGGTAGCCATATCAGGTGCTGGCGGTAATAATTCATTAGGTTCAGGTGGCGGTGCTGCAGTATCAACTGGCAATGGTAATGCTGGTACAAATGGTGGTGGCGGTTCTGGATCTATATATACAGGTACTGGTGGTGTTGGAAGTTTTGGTGCAGACATACTTGGCGGGCTTGGTTCAGGCGGGGGTAGTGGGGGTGGAAACCTAGTAACACCATCTGCTTATGGCGGGGGTGGTAGTGCAAGTTATGTAACAACCGCAGGGGCACAAACTGCTGGTAACTTAGGTGCACCAGGTGCAATTATTATTGTTTATACGCCTTTAGGGGACACATACACTGATTCAATTACAGAAGCCGCTACATTTAACGATATACTTAGCGCACTTTGCATTTTTGCAAGTAGTGCAACAGAAGATTCAACTCTAGCAGATTCAGAATCAGTACAAGCTATTTTTGCAAGCGACACAACAGAACCAACAACTCTGGCAGATTCTGAAACAACTCAAACTAACTTTAATAGCGCAGCAACAGAAGCTGCAACTTTAGCTGATACGGAATCAGTATCGTGGGTCACTTCATCAAATACAACAGAAGCTTCAACCCTAGCCGATGCCGAGTCTGTGTCTTGGGTAACTACGTCAAGTGCTACAGAAAATTCAACCTTAGCAGATTTAATTAATGCAAACTTTGTATTTGCGGTATCAGTTACAGAGCCTAGCATTATTGCTAATATTCAAGATTATATTAACGTTATTACAAGTGCAATTACAGAAGCGGTAACATCAGCAGACAGTTCGGATGCACAAGCAACTTATTTAGTCTCACTAACAGAAGCGCAGACCGCAAATGATTCACAAACGGTTGTTGCTATATTTAATGTAATTGATGCAGAAAACTTAACTTTAGCTGATACTCAAACAACTCAAACTAACTTTAATGTTGTTGATGTTGAAGGCATTACAATATTAGATGCCGAAAGCGTACAAGCTGTATTTGCAAGTTCTGTTACGGAATCAAACACATTAGCCGATGCTAGTGTGGTATTTAAGTTAGTTTCATCATCTATTACAGAAGATGCAGCCCTTGCAGATAGTTCAACCCGTACAGCAATATTTCAAAGTATTATAAGCGAAAACGTAAAAACAGCTGATATAGTAGCAGCACAAAACGTATTTGCTGGTTTTATTGGTGAAAATATGGTAATGTTAGAACAATCAATAGGCTATGGCTGGTTTAGAGTTGTAGATAGTCAAACAATTACCTGGAATAATATAAACAATTCACAATCAACTACTTGGACAAATATTGGTGACGATCAAAATCCTAATTGGGTGACAATCAATAATGGACAACCGTAAGAAAATAAGGATATAAAATGGCATCTACCTATAGCACCAGTTTAAGAATACAACTTATCGGAACAGGCGAACAGTCTGGTGTCTGGGGTAGTACCACAAACTCAAACTTAGGCACTATTATTGAACAGGCAATTACTGGCGTTCAATCAATTGCGTTGTCTGGAACTACTTACACATTAACATCATTAAATGGTGTTGCCGATCAGGCCCGTAATGCCGTATTAGTATTTACTGGATCTCTTGGTGCAATCTGTACTGTTTCTGCGCCTGCCGTTAATAAGATGTATGTTATTTATAATAATACAACTGGCGGCTTTGGTGTAACGATAACTACGGGATCAGGGTCAACAATTACTATTCCAAACGGGGCAACCTATCTTGTTTATTCAGATGGCACTAATTTCTACAATGGTTCAAGCTATGTTGCAACATCAGTAGCAATTACTGGCGGTACAATCAATGGCACAACAATTGGTGCAACTACACCTTCTACAGGTGCATTTACAACATTAAATGCTAATACATCATTAGCTTTATCAACTGCTTCAGGAACCGCTTCTCAATTAACTTTAATTCAAACCGCTTATAGACAATATAAACTGGGGATGAAAGCAAGTGATGGTACTTTTTACATTACCGATGTTGATGGCGCTGCAGATAGATTAAGCATTAATACTAGCGGAGTAGTAAATATTCCTGGCAGTTTAACTTTGGGAACTGCGTTAGCAGTAGCACAGGGCGGCACAGGAGTTACAACATCAACTGGCTCTGGAAGTAATGTATTAAATACCTCTCCAACACTAGTTACTCCATTATTAGGAACCCCAACATCTGGCACGTTGACTAACTGTACTGGCTTACCAGTTTCTTCAGGCATATCAGGTTTAGGTGCTAACGTAGCTACATTCCTTGCTACGCCATCTAGTGCAAACCTAGCTGCAGCCGTAACAGATGAAACAGGCACAGGCTCATTAGTTTTTGGTACTGGGCCAACAATTACACTTGCCAATGGCACAGGATTGCCAGTTTCTACAGGTATATCAGGTTTAGGTACAGGAGTTGCCACATTTCTTGGTACACCAACTTCTGCTAACTTAGCATCTACTGTAACGGATGAGACAGGTTCTGGGTCTTTAGTATTTGCAACAAGCCCCACTCTTGTTACTCCAGTATTGGGCACCCCAGCTTCAGGAACATTAACTAACTGTACAGGCCTTCCTGTATCTACTGGCATTTCTGGTTTTGGTTCTAACGTGGCTACATTTCTTGCCACTCCAACTTCTGCAAATTTGGCTGCAGCACTAACAGACGAAACTGGTACGGGTGCTAATGTATTTGCTACATCACCAACATTGGTCACGCCATTATTAGGTACGCCAGCATCTGGCACTTTAACCAATTGTACTGGGCTTCCCGTATCTTCAGGGATATCAGGTTTTGGAACTGGCATAGCAACATTCTTGGCAACACCATCCAGCGCAAACTTAGCATCTGCAGTTTCAGATGAAACAGGGACTGGCTCTTTAGTATTTTCTACTAGCCCAACGTTAGTAACCCCAATATTGGGTACGCCTACATCAGCTACATTAACTAATGCAACAGGCCTTCCAATATCTACAGGTGTTAGCGGATTAGGTACTGGCATTGCTACATTTCTTGGTACACCAAGTTCTGCTAACTTAGCCGCAGCGGTAACAGATGAAACGGGATCTGGGTCATTGGTATTTGGTACAAGCCCATTACTTCAAAATCCAGCTTTTACATCTGAAACTTATTCTGCTACCGTTACTTTAACAGCAGGTACCAATGCACAAGGACAAGGGGCATTTACATCTGACTTTATTGTAGTAACAACTACTGCTGCTAACCCGTCTGGTGTTACATTGCCAACCGCAACAACTGGCCGTAGAATTATTGTGGTTAATAAAGGCACAAACCCAATTAACGTATACCCTGCTACTGGAGCTTCAATTGATGCTATTGCAACTAATTCTCCGATTAGTCTTCCTGTTAATGGATGGATGGAATTTAATGCTTCTAGCACTACGCAATGGTATTCAACAGCTAATATTACTATATCTTCTACGAGTGCAGTTTCTTCATTTAGTGCTGGATCTACTGGCTTTACCCCTTCCTCTGCAACTACTGGTGCCGTAACTTTAGCAGGAACATTAGGCACTGCTAACGGTGGTACAAACTTAACATCATTTACATCTGGTGGTGCATTGTATGCAACATCAACAAGTGCATTAACAACAGGAACTTTACCAGTTCTTTCTGGAGGTACTGGCGTTACAACCAGCACAGGATCTGGCGATAATGTATTAAGCACATCACCAACATTGGTAACTCCAGCATTGGGAACTCCATCTGCTATTGTTTTAACAAATGCCACAGGAACTTCTAATAACTTAAATGCTGGCATAGGTGTTAACCAAACATGGACAGATGTAAAAACATCACCAGGAAGAGTATCTGGAACTACCTATACAAATTCTACTGGTAAAGCCATACAAGTATTTGTAAGTGTAACCTCAACAACAAATGGCAATGGTAACAACAATACATCCGTTGCCACTGTGGGATCAGTGACAATTGCAACAATAAATACTGCAGAGTCTAGTGGGTTTTATAGTTTGCCTTCTATTCATTCATTTATTGTTCCAGATGGTCAAACATATAAAATAACAAATACCGCTGGAACTGGTAATACAATGACAATTACATCTTGGACAGAATTAAGATAAGGGTAAATAATGAAATATTTTAAAGATACTTTGGGTGAAATTTACGGATATGATGAAACCCAACAAGATTTAGTTGATGCAGCCATTGCATTAGGTTGGGAAGATATTACAGATTCATGGCCTCCTGAACAGGAGCCAATATCTGAACCAACTCCTCCAACAAAAGAACAATTATTGGCTGAATTAAAAATATTAACAGCTAAAATTGAAGCATTAGGTAATGATTAACTCACGAAAACTAGAAGATTTACATCCTAAAGTGAAAACGCTATGCGAGCAGTTCATTGCATCTTGCGCCAAACACAATATTGACGTATTAATTACGTCAACTTACAGAGATGCAGAATCACAAAATGCGTTATACGCACAAGGCCGTACAGCTCCAGGCAGTAAAGTAACTAATGCTAAAGCTGGGCAATCTTTTCACAACTGGCGTGTAGCGTTTGATTTTGTACCTATTGTTGATGGTAAAGCTAGATGGAATGACACTGCGTTATTTACACAATGCGGCGAGATTGCAGAAGGCGTAGGACTTGAATGGGCTGGACGCTGGGTAAAGTTTAAAGAACTAGCACATTGCCAATACACAGGTGGATTAACCTTGCATGATTTCCAAGAAGGAAAGACTATATAATGGACCCGATTAC